CACGAGGTCGTCGTCCGCAAGGAGGACGCGCCGGAGGGCTTTTCCAATATCGACCTGCTGCTCGACGGCAAGCTATGCGAGCTGAAGAGCCCGACAAGCGATGCGTCTGGCGTCAACGGGCTCAGGTTCATCGAGCGCAACATAAGAAAGGCGGTGCGGCAGTTCGAAAAGGTGGAAGGTGGGCCGGTAAGGCCCTCTATCGTCGCGCTTAACTGCGAGGAAGTCCCTGTGACAAGAGAGGACGCGCTGAAGCGCGTGCGGCTCGAGATGTCGAGGCACGACATCGACCGCGTTATCTTGTTGACCAGGGGCGGGGCCATAGACGACATAAAGAAATAAGCCCCAGGTTAGCTATCCAGCACGCCCAGGGCTTTTCAAATCAGATTATACACACCTGGCTAGCACAATGGCAGTGCGGCGGTCTCCAAAACCGCTTACCGGGGTTCGATTCCTCGGCCAGGTGCCATCGGGGCGTGGCGGAATGGCAGACGCGCGTGCCTCAGGAGCACGTGGGCATCGCCCGTGCGGGTTCGAGTCCCGCCGCCCCGACCGAAACGTTGAACCAGGCCATCCGCACGGGTGGCCTTTTTCATGCCGAAAAGCGCCCCGCACGGGGCAAACGATGCCCCGCACGGGGCGGAAATGGAGGGAGTATGGCCCAGGAGACCACGCCCGCCGAGACCGAGCCGACCGAACCTGCACAGGACGGAGACGCCGGTCAGGAGCCCGACTACAAGGCGCTCTACGAGAACGCGCTGAAGGAGTCGCGCAAGTGGGAGAGCCGCTCGAAGGCGAACCTCAAGGAGCTCGACGAGCTCAAGGCCGCAGCGCCCAAGACGGACCCGACCGTGGAGGAGCGCCTGGACGCGCTCGAGAGCGAGAACGCCGCCCTCAAGGCCAGCGCCGCCCGCTCAGCGCTCGTCGACTCCGTGGCCAAGGCCACCGGACTCGACCGCTCCATCGTGGCGACGCTCAACGGCGAGGACGAGGACGCCCTCACCGAGCAGGCCAAGGCCGTGGCGGCCATCACGAAACCGGCGGGCGGCGCGCCGAAGGCGCCCGAAGCGGGCGGCAAGCCCAAGCACGGCAAGCCCTCCAAGAAGGACATCCTCGGAATCGAGGACAAGAAGGAACGCATGGCGGCCATCGCCGCCAACATCGACCTCTTCTAAGGAAGAAGAAAGGGGCTGGAACATGCCCGACATCAAGACCCTCGCGGCCGCCCGCAACGTCGACCTCGTGAACACCTTCACCAAGTCGCTCAACAAGCTGACCGCCATGCTCTCCACCTGCGCCCCTATCCAGGCGGCCGTCGGCGAGACCCTGCACCAGAAGAAGATCACCGGCAAGCTCTCGGAGGCGGAGTACACGGAGGGGCAGGACATCCCCCTCTCCGCCTACTCCTTCCAGGACGTCAAGACCTACGAGGTCGCGCTGAAGCCCTACCGCAAGCAGACCACCCTGCAGGAGGTCAAGAAGCGCGGCTACGACGCCGCCGTCGACAAGACCGACGCCGCCATGCTCTCCGACATCCAGCGCGGCATCAAGAAGGACTTCGTGGCCGCCCTGGGCGCCGAGGGCACCACGGCCGCGACGGGCAAGTCCCTCGTCGCCACCGCGGCGAACGCCTGGGCCGCCCTCTCCAACCTCGTTGAGGACTACGGCTTCGGCGACGCGCAGGTCGTCTATTTCGTGAACCCCGTCGACTTCGCCAAGCAGATCGGCGAGTCCGAGGTCTTCTCCGCCTTCGGCATCTCCTACATCGAGAACTGGGCGGGCCTCGGCACGCTCGTCTCCACCGGAAGCGTCGCGGCGGGCACCATCTACGCCACCGTCAAGGACAACATCAAGGTCTACGTCGCCCCGACCGACGGCGACGAGCTGTTCGGCTGCTACACCGACGAGTCCGGCTACATCGCCGTCTCGCACTCCGCCGAGCTGAAGAGCCTCACCTACGACACCGTGGCATACGTCGGCCTCGTGTTCTTCGCCGAGTACATCGACTTCGTGGTCAAGGGCACCATCGCCCCGACCGCCTAGCAAAATCCCCTAAGGAGCCGAAATGCTAGCCCTGGTAACCTACCCATACCGCGACCGCGAGACGCTCGCGGTCCACCTCGCAGGCGAGGAGGTGGAGCTGACAGACGCGCGCTTCGCGGAGCTCTGCGCTGGCGGCTACGTCGACATCCCGGCCGAGAAGTCCGCCGAGCCCGCGGCTCCCGCCGCCGAGCAGGAAGCCGCGCCGCAGCCCGCGGACCCCGCCGCCGACATGACCGCGGCGGAGCTCCGGGCCGTAATCGAGTCCAAGGGCGGCTTCGCGCCGCGGAAGGCCACCAAGGCCGAGCTGCAGGCGATGCTGGCGGCCCTCTGATGGCCGCCAATCTTACCGTCACGCTCGAGGAGTACGCGGCCCGCTACGGCACGCCGCCAGACCCCGGGCGCGTCTCCGCGCTGCTCTCAGACGCCTGCGACATGCTCCTCACGGCCTACGAGGGCCGCTGGGGCCTCTACGTGGAGGGCGCTCACCAGGCGTTCGACCGCGGCTACAAGGCCGTGGCCTGCGCCGTCGTGAGCCGCGCGGTCAACGTTCCCGACGCCTTCGCCGGGGCCACGCAGTACAGCCAGACGGCCGGGGCCTACAACGCGTCCGTGACCTTCGCCAACCCCACCGCCGACCTGTGGCTGGGCAAGTCCGACCTCAAGCGGCTGGGGCTGGCGGGCATGCGCATAGGCACGATCGAGCCGATGGTCGGGGATGAGGACCATGCTTAGCCTCATCCCCACCGAGGCCGTCACCGTCCTGTGCCCAACGGTGGAGCGCGACGACCTCGGCGAGCCCGTCGAGACGGGAACCTCGCGCGAGGGCGTCGACTGCGTCGTTTGCCCGGGCGCGACCGCCGACATGGACGCGACGCGCCCCGAGGGCGTCACCGTTGCTTACACGCTGCACTTCCCGAAGACGTACGCCGGGAGCCTGCGCGGCTGCTCGGTCGAGGTGCGCGGGACCCGCTACGACGTGGTGGGCGACCCGCAGCGCACGACCGCCGCCGCCACGCCCGGCCCCTTCAACCTGGCCGTGGAGGTGACCCGCGCGGATGGCTAACAGCGTCAAGTTCGGCAAGTTCAAGTGGAACCGACCAGGCTACGCGCAGCTGATGGACTCCGCGCCGGTCCAGGCAGTCATCAGCCGCAAGGCGAGCGCCGTCAAGGCGTCCGCGGACGCCGCCGTTGCCGCCTCCTACCCCAAGGCCGAGGGGGCCGCTCACGCCATGAGCGACTTCCAGGGCGAGCTCGCTCGCGGCAAGGTAATTCGCACGAACAACTTCGCCGCCAGCTATGGCGAGGCCAAGCAAAAGACGCTCAGCAAGTCGCTGGGCGCGGCGAACGGATAGGAGAGGGAGCATGGACGTAGAGGCAGTTGTGGCCAGAAGGCTCTCCGAGGCCGTTGGCGTGCCTGGCCGCGTGGAGGTCACCGAGAACACGCCGGAGCGCTTCATTAGCGTCGAGCGGCTGGGCGGGGGCGGCTCGATGTTCGAGCCCGTCCAGCTCGCCGTCGACTGCTGGGCCGGGAAGAAGCAGCGCAAGGCCGCGCAAGCCCTCTCCGAGAAGGTGAAGGCCGCCGTCTACGACCTCGACGAGGAGCCGAACATCTTCCACCCCGAGGTCACCAACAGCTACCGGCAGAACGACCCGGACACGGGCCGCTCAAGATACATCGTGCAGGCCCAGCTGTGGGTCTGCGAGTAGACAAGGAAGGGGCCTGCTAATGGCTGAATCCAACACCAACAACCAGGCGAACGTCAGCTCCGCAAAGGGCGTGAAGGGCGGGTACATCTTCTCCGCCCCGGAGGGAACGGCGCTGCCGACCGACATCAAGACCCAGCTCGACCCGGCCTTCAAGTGCCTCGGCTTCATCTCCGAGGACGGCTACGTCGAGACGGTCGACGAGGACGCCGACGACATCAACGACATGAACGGCGACGTCATGGACTCCACCAACTCCAACAGAGTCGAGTCCGCGCAGCTCACCCTCGCCGAGATCAAGGCGGAGACCCTGAAGCGCCAGTACGGCGACGCCAACGTCACCGACGCCAACGGCATCATCACCGTCAAGCACAACGCCGACAGCCACGACGTCTTCGCCTACGTCCTCGAGCTCGTGCTCAAGAACGGGCGCCGCTGGCGCAAGGTCGTGCCCAAGGGCAAGTCCTCCGAGCTCGACGACCTCACCATCGCCAGCTCCGAGCTGTGCCAGCGCGCGCTGACCATGAAGTACCTCACCGACGATCAGGGCAACACCTGCTACGACTACTTCGAGTCCACTGAGACCCAGGCCGCCTAGGCCATCCGAGACGGCGCGGGGCTTCACGGTCCCGCGCCGTTATTAAGCAAATGAAATGACAGTAAGGAGCGGCGCTGATGGCCGAAAAGAAGAAGCACGAGATCGTCGAGTTCGAGTTCCGCGGCGAGAAGTTCGAGGTCGACAAGACCGCCTTCGGCTCGCTGAAGGTGCAGACCGCGATCAACCTCGGCGAGAAGAACCCCAAGGCCGCGAACGAGGCGATGGACATCATCTGCTGCGGGCACCTCGTCGAGTACCTCGGGCGCGTGCCCGGTGCCGACGGCGCCGCCCCCGACGAGCTCGGGTGCTCCGCCGAGGACTGGGACGCCTTCACCAAGGCCATGGGTGAGGCCGTCTCGGGAAAAAACTAACCGGATTCGCCCTCGACTGGCTTTGGAACTGCGAGGACGTGATAGCGGACTTCCGACAGTTCTACGGCATCGACCTCCCGCTGGAGGCCGAGGACGTGGACTGCGCTCGATGGGGCCTGCTGTGGCACGCGCTGCCGCGCGAGTCCCGCACGGCGCGCAGGCAGTCCCCCGACCTCGAGTGGAGCGAGGGCGAGCACATGCTCAACCAGGCGGTCTACTACCTTCACATGCTCGAGTGGAGGATGTGCACAAAGGAC